GCATACACCCTATGGCGGGATTTGAAGACGCTAAAGATGGATCATGGTTTGGCAGCTTTTACGTTGAAAACGAACAAGCTTGGCAATTAATAAAACAAGGCAAAGTAAAAGGCTTTAGCGTTGAAGGTTACTTTGAATACCCAAGCGAAAAAAAGGCCCCTACTTATGCAGAACAAAAGCTAGCAGAACTAGCAGAATTACTAAAAGTACCTTTAACACTTAAATAATATATATAAAGTATGGAACAAGCACAAAACATTCTTGACAAAGTTTCTATGTTCTTTGCAGAACTTGTAGGAACAGAACAAATGCCTATGCCAAGCGGCGAAACTGCGGCACCGGTTAAAATGATGGAAGCCAAATTAAAAGACGGCACTATCGTTGAAGTAACTGAATTAGCAGTAGGCGGTATCGTAACTATCGAAGGTGTACCGGCTCCGGTTGGTGAACATATCTTAGAAAGTGGCGAAACTATTGTCTTAGGTGACAATGGCGTTATTATGGAAATTAAGCCTAAAATGGAGGACGAAGTTTCAGTAGAAGTAGAAGTACCGGTAGTTGAAGACATGATCGCAAAATTTGCAGCTTTTGAATTATCAACTAACGAGAAATTTTCTGCATACGAAAACAAGTTTGCACAATATGAAGCTAAGTTAACCCAAGCAAACAAAGTAATTGAAGGCTTAATGCAAATTAGCAAGATGCTAGTTGAAGCGCCTCAAAGCGCACCGGATGCGGGTGTTAAAACAAGCAACAACTTTGCAGATCAAAAATTAGATGCAAAGAGTGAGTTCGAGAAATTCTCAAAATCAATTTGTTCATAAACTAAAAATTAAAAAATATGTCATTAGTATTTTCAAACATTGCTGCATATACTAAACAAGAAATTGCACCTTTGTTAACCGAAGCCGTATTTGCGGCAAAGACTCAAACTTACTTAAAGGCGGGCGGTATCTTATTGCCTAAAGTTAAGTCAAGCGTAAAAATCCCTAAGTTAGCTACTAACGCTAATTTTCAAACTGACGCTTGCGGTTGGAACCCTTCAGGTACAACAACTTTAAGCCAAGCTGAAGTAGTAGTAGGTAAAATCAAAATCGAGGAAACAATTTGTCCTAAAGATTTTGAAGCTTATTTCTCTCAAGAAGCTTTAAAAGCGGGATCAACTTACGAAGATTTCGGATGGGCTGATTTCCAAGCTAAATTCACGGAGCAAAAAAATAAGATGATTGCTAAGCAATTAGAAACTGCAATTTGGCAAGGTGACACTACAAGTGCAAACCCTAACTTATCTAGCTTTGATGGTTTAATCAAATTAATCGATGCGGGTTCTGCGGTTAACGCAAACGTTTCGGGTTATGTATCGGGTGGCCCAATTGCAACAATTACCGCTGCTAACGTAGTAAGTGTATTGAATGCAGTTTACAAAGCTATTCCGGTTGAAATTATCGACGCTGAAGACTTAAAAGTTATGGTTGGTAACGATGTATACAGATTAGCAGTTTTAGCTTACCAAGCTTTAAACCTTTACAACTACAAAGTAGACGGCGACGCAAACCAAACTTTTGTTATCCCGGGTACAAATGTAGAATTAGTAGCAGTTAACGGATTGAACGGAACCGGTGACATTTACGCTACAACTTTGTCAAATATCGCTATGGCATTTGACTTAGAAGCTGAAGAGGAAAACTACATGATTTGGTATTCTAAAGATAATAACGAAGTTCGTTATAGAGTAGCTTTCAAATTGGGTGTTGGTTTAGCTTACACTACTTTAGTAGTTAAGTTCAAGTCTGCAATCTAATTAAATTATAAACAAGAAAAGGCGGTTAATAAGCCGCCTTTTTTTTAAACTTTTTATTATGCCATGTGCCATCACTAGCGGTTATTCAATAGATTGCCGCGAAAATATCGGAGGCTTACAAGCCGTTTTTTTAGCCGAGTTCGGCAATATTACTTCCGTTGCTGAAGTGAGCGGGTTAGTTACCGGCATCACCAAAGCAGTAGGAAAAAGATTTTATAAATTTGAGGTGCCACGTGCTACCGCAAATACAAGTTCTAACGCAACTGCGTCCGAGGAAAACGGGTCTGTTTTCTATACACACCAAGTAGTATTCCCTTTAAACAAAAGAGATTCTACAACTGCAAACATTGTACGCACTTTAGCTAAAAATAAGCTAGTTGCGGTTACTTTAGATATGGATGGAAATTATAGAATGTACGGCGAAGGAAACGGCCTTTACTTGGCTTCTACCGAGTCTACAAGTGGTACTGCTGCGGGCGATCGTAACGGATACAATATTACTTTAACCGGTATTGAGAAGGACGACTTTTTACAAGTAAGCGCTAGCGTAGGTGCAGCGCTTGAGACTGCGGGTGCATAATTACACCAAGCAAGTTATTTAATTATGCCCTACCTACATTGTGTGGGTAGGGCATTTTAATTTAAAACAAATGTTACATATTTATAAAGGGGTCGACAATAATTTGATATTTACCGGCTTAGAATTGGCAACAATTTCTAACCCGAAATATTTGTTTATTTTTACAAGTGCTACCGAAGATAGTGTTATATTTGTAGGGACTAACATAAGTACCGACAATAGATACCAAAAAGTATTAGTTTTAAAGTCGGTTTTTGATAATCAAGAATGTGGCACGTGGCGTTATAAGATTCGCGAGCAAGCAAGTGCAACAAATAAAAAAGAGGCCTTAAGTGGCGCGATAGTAGAAGAGGGCTTTATGTATTTACACGAAGCTACTGATTGCGCAGATACGCAGTACGACGAACAATGTAACGAATTTAAAACCTATTCAAGTGAGTAAAGCATATAACATTATTAACATTCAATTTGATCAAGCGCAGCAACCTAAATTCGAAGAGAAAAAAGGGCGCAATTATATTGAATTTGGCGAAAAAAATAACTACCCTAATTACTTAATAGACCTTTACGGCGAAAGCCCTAAGCATGGCGCTATTATTAAAGGTAAAGTTAATTACATTTACGGCAAGGGTTTCGAAGGTATTACTCAAAAAGCTAATACACATGGCGAGACTTGGAACCAAATATTAAAGCGATCTATTTTAGACGACGAATTACAAGGGGGTTATTACTTACAAATTATTTATAATGCTTTAGGTGTTATAAAAGACGTATTCCATATTGAGTTCCAAAAGGTAAGAGCGAGCAAAGACTTAAGCACTTTTTATGTTAAAAGTGATTGGAGCTTAAGCGACTTTAAAGAAAAACCTAGAGAATATCCGGCATTTAATATTAACAATCCAACGGGTGCGCAGATACTTTTTGTAAAGCAGTACAACCCTAAGAGTGACGTATACCCTTTACCAAGTTATTTTCAAGGTCTTAACTATATTGAAAGCGACATTCAAGTAAGTAGACATATTTTAGGTAACGCAAAGCATAACTTTGTCGCTACTAAGTTAATCAATTTTAATAATGGCTTACCTCAAGAAGAGGAACAAGCAGACGTTGAAGCGGATTTAAAAAGAAAGTTCACTAATCACGATGGCGACCGCGTAGTAATTGCATTTAACCCAAGTAGGGAAAATGCGGTAGACATTGTAGACCTTGGCGAAACAAGTTTAACAAAAGAAGACTTTACAAACGTCAATAATTTAATACAACAAGAAATATTTAGTTGCCATCAAGTTACAAGCCCTATGTTATTTGGTATTAAGACCGAAGGACAATTAGGTGGCCGTAGCGAAATAAGAGACGCATACCAAATATTTGCTAACACATACGTAAACGAGCGCCAACAAGAACACGAAATTACTTTTAGTAAGCTTATGAATTTAGCGGGCATTCCGGGCGAGCATACTATTATACCGGTAGAACCTTTAAGCTTTGAATTTAGCGAAGCTATTATGAGCGCTAATATGACACGTGATGAAATAAGAGAAAAACTAGGCTTAAAAAGTGAAATGCCAACGGATGCTAGCGGTACACCGATAGCACAACCGGTACAAGCTAACGCAATGCTTACTAACTTAAGCGGACGTCAACACCAAAACGTAATGCGCATAGTGCGTCAATTTGCGAATGGTAAGATTAATAAGGCGCAAGCTAGCTTAATGCTTAAGAATGGTTTTGGATTTACAGACGAAGACGTTAATACGTTCTTAGGTGTAGACGATGACCCGGCAACGGAGCAAGCGTTCGCATCAATGCAAGACGAATTATTATTAAGTGAGTTTGCGGCGTGTGGCGATAACGTTAACGACTTTGACGTAATAGAAACGCACGAAGCTAAAAACTACGAAAAATTTGCAGACGAGGAAATTAACGTTCTTAAAGCAAACGTGTTAGATTTAATTAGCAAAGATAAAAAAATTACGCCGGAAGTTTTAGCAAAGGTGCTTAACAAAAGCGTCGAGCAAATAGATAATGCACTAGAGGCGCTAAAGCTTGAGGGGTACTTAGTCCAAACCGGTATGGAAATAAGTATTTTAGCCCCTAATTATACACCGGTTGTAAGAAAGTTAACCGAGCCACTTAGTAAGATCCCCGGAGGCGACAAGACAACAAAGACCGAGGTACTCTTAAGATATACTTACTATGGGCCTAAGGATGATAAAAACA